CGTGCGTCATCGCGTCCAGGTCGGGCAAAGACGCCGGGGCGGCCGAAGCCGCGCCCGGCGCTGGAGGGGGAGAGACAACGGGCGCGGCCTGTGGGGCGGCGCTCGTTTGGTTCGTCAGCAGCCTTTCTTGCCGCCCTTCTTCTTGCCCTTCTTCATTGGTGGTCTCCTTGGTCTGTGGCGCGGCCGACACTGCCCCCGGCCGCTGGGGTTCAACTCCAATGACGTATCCGAATCCCTCACCGTCTCGACGGACAAGCACGTCAAGTCCGCGGCTCCGGTAATCCTCGGCCGCCTGTAACGCCCGTAGGTCTGATGTTGGCTCGCCACGAACCGACATCGACGCGGCAACGCGACGACCTGCGTACTCGCGTCCGATGCCGACGTTCCTCAGTGCTTCCGGGGTGTCGTAGTCCTGGCCGGTCCCCAAAGGCTGCACGCTACCGGACTGCTTGGGTGACACACGCCGGAGACTCCGCGCCCTCAACTTGGCGTCTTTGGGTCCGATCCACGGTCGTTCGTTGGGGTTCTCGATCGGCTTGCCATCTTGTGTCAACTGCGAGAGTGACCACTGATCCTTTGGGCCTCCACGCGTGCTCGACTTGTGTTCGACCTGGTAGCGGTCGCCATACTCGTCTTCGAGAACGGCTCCATCCTGCCCAAGCAGGGCCATAGCAGCCGATTCGAGTTCGTTCTGCGCAGACTTGAACGCCTCTTCGCGTGTCTGTCCAGACTGCATGTGGTTGGTGATTCGGTCGTTCAGGTCCTCGCGGATCTGCTGTTCGGACATACCGAACCAGTTGGCTACCTCGGCGTCGGGTTGCCCCCCTCCCACATTTCCGGGCTGATCGACAGCCGCCGCCCCTTGGCCCGCCACCACACCGCCCACGCCCGGCTCCACGCCGCGTGCCGCCTCGGGCTGATCCATCGGGCCGATTCCGGGCACCCCGCCCGGCTTGGGGCCACCCAGACCGGACGCCATGACCCCGCCTTCGTCGGAATCACCTCGACGGTCCCCTCTGCCATCTTGTCCCTCCCCGGCACGCCGGAGCATTTCAGCCTTCCACGCCTCCTCTTCTTGGAAACGCGGGTTGTTGGTGGTCGCCTCCGCCCTTCGTCGCACCGCCCGCTCCGTCGCCTCGGCCTGCCGCACGCGGCCCTCGGTGGTGAGCGTGGTCGGGTCGGCGTCGATCAACGCCTGTTCGGCTGGGTCGATCGCAAGCAACTCGTCCAGCGTTGATCCGCCGTTTGGTGGCGTTGTGGCCTGCGCCGCACCGCCGCCGTCGCCCGCGTCGGGACCGACAATGCCGACCTGGCGGAGCAGGGCGGCCCGCTCGTCCGCGCTCATCGCCGCCACGCGGGCGTTGATCGCCGCGATGGCCTCCGGCCCGACGGCCGCGGCGTCGCTGGGGTCTGCGTTCCTGCCGCGGAGCCGGTCGATCGCAAACCGCTCCAACGCGGAGAGCTTCGCGTAGTCCTCGACGGGAACCCCCGGCGAGCTCGGTGCCGATTGGGTGCCATGGCTCGGTGCCGTGCCCGGGGCCTGCCTTGGCGCGGTGTTTCGGCGCTGTGTGGGCGGAGCCCCTTCGCGGGTGGGGCGTGCATCGAGCCTGTTGTTGAGCGAGCCGACAGACTCAGCCCCACCGGCAGCGACCGACTCGCCCATCGCCCCGCCAACGGCTTCTTCCAGCCGGGCCCGCATTGCCTCCGGACCGGCCAATGCCGCGTAGTTTCCCGACAGCACGGCGGCGGTCGCCCGGTCAATCTCACCCTGGGAGAGTTCTTCCAGCGAGCCCGTGCCCGCCGACCTCACCATCGTTCCTGCGATTCCGCGGGCGTCACGAAGCACGCCCTTTGCCATGTCGGACGCGACGCGGCGAATGACCTCTTCTTTGCCGCCAAACTGCTCGATGGCGCTCTTGCCCAGCGCCGCGCCGACGGCGGGGACGAACGCACCGGCCAGCGCGTCCTCGTCGCTGTACCCGCGCTCTTTCAGCGCCTCGTAGAAGGTCTGGGTGGAGTCCCCCGCTTCCATGAGGAACATCGGCGCCATCGACGGGACCGAGGCGCCGCCCGTGGCAACAGCGGTCGCCGCCTGCACCCCCACTTGCGGGGCAACGCCGCCGATAATCCGGCCGAACCACTCCGGCGACCCGAGTTCGTTGGCACGCTCGGGCATGAAGGCCGAGACGTTCCGCGCGGTGGCGTCGGCAGCGCTCGCCGTGCCGCCCATGACGCCAGACACCATCCTGTCGGTGGGAGACTGGACAACCCGCGGCATCGCCTGCACGGCGCTCATCGCCATCTCTGATGGGGCGGGCATTCTGGAGAACACGGGATTTGTTCGCCGCATGTCGGCCGTCGCCGCATCCGCGGCCTGGCCAGCGGCCACCGTCAACCCAACATGCGGGTTCTGCTTGAACGCCAGCCCGGACTGCACAAAGCGCGAAAGGCCAGCCGCCATGCTCGGTATCTGCTCAACCCCGGCCAATACCGCCGATCGCACGGTGTCTGCCGCGCGGTTTTCTTCAAGCGGCTGCGGAGTCGGCAGAGCCCTCGTGCGCCCGAACTTCTCCCGCCTGGCGACAATGGCGTCCACACGCGAGCCAACCCCTGACGCCGCGCCGCCGCCGCTGGCCGCATTCCGCCTGTTCACGATGGAGTCCACCAGAGCGTTGATGCCGACCTGACTCATGGCTGGAACCCCTTGGCTGTCAAGGCTCGCTTGATCTCGTCACCGCTCACCCCGGCGTCCAGCATCTTCTCGATCAGCGGATCAAGGTCGTACTGGTTGTTTGCGCTCTGGTTCTCGGACAGGAACCGATCCACCATCGCGTCAGGGCCTTCCGCTGTGCCGTCCGCGACGGATGAGTACGCCTCGCCGAAGTCTCGCGGCGTCTCGCCTCCCGGTGCCGGATCGTTGGCGGCCGTGCCGTACGTTGCCGCCGGGAACGATGGCGACGGGCGCTGCGACGACGGCGGGGCTGGCTGCGCCGAGTTCGGCACGCCGCCCTGAGCTTCGCCACCACCAGACATCTTCGCCCGGAGCGCGTCCTCCGTGATCCACCCAACGGCACCGTCTGGCGACACGATTTGGTACGTCCCGTCGGCAGACTTTCGCCCACCGTTCACGATTGCCCACCCGTCAGGCGTGACATGGCCATTGATGGCCGCCTGGTATGCCTCCGCCGCGAGAACCCGCCTTCTCTTGGCAGATTCGCCCTGGTCCAGCCGCCCATTGTCGTCCTTGGTGTTGTCGTTGACCGACTCCATGTAGACCTTGAACGCCTGCACCGCCCGGTCATTCGCCATGCTTGGATTGCCCGTCGCCCGTCCCGCCCCACCCATCGGGGCGTTCATCTGGGCAAGCATCGCCTGCGCCTGTGAACGCTGTTCCGGCGTGGCGTTGGGGTCGTTCATCACCCGGTACGCCTGCGCGAGAGCCTTCTGCTGGGCTTCCGCGGCCTGCTGCTCGCGCCGCGCCTTCTGCTCCGGAAGCCACTGCTGCCGAAAGATCATGTCCACAACTTCGGCTGGCTTGGACGCGAGCCATTCGCGCCGGTCAACATCGACCATCGGCGGCCCGACCGAACCATCCGACTCGGCGATGGTCATCAGGTCGACCTGCGCGAGCTTCGTGTTCTCACTGCGGTTGGTCATCCGCTCGCGGATGCTGTCGGGCATGTCGTCAGGGCTCAATCCTTCGATGCCGTACTCCAGTGCGTCGTCCCAAAACCCTTCTGGAAGGGCCTTGGAAAGCCCCGCAGCCTTCGCCGCAGCAAGCGTTTTGGCCAGCTCGCCCCTCCTGTTCACGTACGCCATCCGGTCGCTCTTGTACCGGACCAGCATGTCCTGCACGCGGGGGGATGCGCGCGACGCCGCGGTAGCGGCGACGCCCGTTGTCCAGTCCTGCTCAAAGACCTGACGGTCCGCGTCCTCCTGCTCCAGAAACTGCTGGGCCGCCAGACGGCGCTGCTCCAACTCCTGCTGGAGAGCCTGCATCCGCAGCGCCTGCATGGGGCGCTGCTCCTCCATCGCCTGACGCTGCATCGCCATCTGCTGATCGGCGCGGTAGTTGTCCCACCCGCGACCGATGCCCTGCTGGATCAACTGCCCAAAGCCGAGTCCGATCTGTGTCATACGCCCTCCGGTAGAACGTACTCATCTCACTTCGGGACGACCAGCATCGTGACGACAACATCCTCGTCGCCCTCGTTGAGAATGGCGAGCCGGTCGGCGACGCCGAGTACCTTTGATCCGTTGCCCCACACGGTCGGGATGTCGCTGGTTTCGCCCACGGCGGTCGCGGCCGTCGCGTGGATGTACGCCCGCTCGGTATCCCACATCGCAACGCCCACGCACGACAGGCTCCTGTCCTTCCAGTGGTTGATCGAGCCCGTCGGGGTGAGGTCATCGGTGGACGTCGGGGCGTTGTAGCGCAGTGCCACCTGGACGAACCCCTCGCCGCCCTCGACCTTGATCGCCATCAGGGTGAACCCCTCGGTGTCGGCCCACTCCCACGGGGTCACGCTCTCGCCCGCGAGGACGCGGACCCGGCGCAGAATCGCCCCCTCGCCGTCGGTGATGGAGGCCACTTCGCCCTTCACCGGGACCACGAGGCTCCCGAAGTCGGGGAACGCCTCGCCGTTGACGGTGAGGACGACGCTGTTGTAGACGACGATTTCCGCTGCCATGACCCACCTCCGTTAGCCGGGCATCCCGCCGTACTGCTGTGCCCACTGACGCATCTGCTCGATGGACGCATTGCCGCCGCCGCTGGCGCCGCCGCCACCGAACAAGCCCCCCATCCCATACCCGAGCACGGACGACCCAGCGCCTGCAAGGCTTCCGCCCAGCACGCCGAGGTACTGCCCGGACGGGCTTGCGCCCGAGAAGAACGTCGGGGCCATCGACCCGAGCTGGCGGCTGGCGTCCGAGCCCGCAATCGCCGCCTGCTCGACGTTGAGGGCACCAAGGCGGGTGCCGCGGGCCGCGTCCTGCCCGCCGAGCATCATCGCGTTGCGGCCCGAGTCCCGGCCCGACAGGAGCCCAAGCCGGTTGCCCTGGAGGCCGGTCCTGAGCCTGATCTGCTGGTCCTCGATGCCGCCGAGCGTGTCGGCCAGTGCCCGCTGGTTCTGGGTGGCGTTCCCGCGGAGAGCCCCCGTCATGGCCGTGGAGGCGCCCAGGCCCCGCCCCATCAGCGCCGACGTCGCCATCGCGTTGTTGTTGGCAAGGGCGTCCGCCGCGTCCCTGCGGGCACGCTCGGTCTGCTGCTGGCCGAACCGCGACGCGCCCCGCTCGATGTCGCTCGCCAGCCGCCCAAGCTCGAACGTCCCGGCGTCGAACCGTGACAGGTTCTCACGCCCCTGCTGCTCGGTGCGGTCCGCCTCTTGCCGGTACTTCCCGACAAGCCCCGGCCCCAGCGCCTTGAGGGCTTCGATGTCGATGCCGGTCTTGCCCACCGACCCACCGGCGGCCGACCACAGGGCTGCCTTTTCGGCCTCGAGCGCGTCCCGCTGCTGGGGGGTGATCGACGCCCCACGGTTCCCGAGAATCCGCGACGCCACCGCGCCCGGGGACTGCCCTGACGCCGTGGTGAGGACCGGCTTCTGGAGTTCGCGTTCGATCTGCTCATACCTGGCCTGCTGTTCCGCGCTGAACGTAGGGCTCCTGGCCTCCTGCCGGATGAGCTGCTGCACCAGGGCCGGGTCGGTCTGGGCGAGCCACCGCTGGACGCCCTCTGGCCCGAGCATCGCGGCGAGCTGGCTGAGTGAGCCAAGGCCGAACGTCTTTTCGGCGTAGGCCCGCTGCTCGCGGTCCGCGTTCTGCTGTGCCTTCGCCTGCTTTGACGCGGACGATGCGCCGAAAAGGCCGCCAAGAAGCGTGCTGCCAAGTCCGATGATTGCTGGTATCGCCGACATGCGTTCCTCCTCAATCCCACGCGCCGACACAACTTTCGCCCGCGTCAGCCGGCGAATCGGTGCCAATCTGATCCATCACCTGATCCAGTTCCATGCTCCACTCCTTACGTCGCGGGCGTCGAGAGCTCGCTGTAGACGGTGGTGTAGGTGTAGTTGAGGTTGCGGTTCGTTCCACCGGCGGACTTGATGATGGAGTACCCGAACCCGGTAGCGCGGCTTGTGCCGCTGGGGATGTTGGCCGTGCCCGTCGCCACGGTCACGCCGTCGATCTGGAACACCACCGACGATGCCGCCGCGTTCACGTCGATCGAGTAGTTGTGCAGGGCCGTGTCAACGGTGATCCCACTGTCGAGCGCCGAAGCAGTCTCCACGTTGTTCGATCGCGTCACGCACTCCCAGCGCCCGCCGTTTGTCCCGTGCGTGTACCGGAAGTACGCGCCGTCGGTTGGCTCACCGGCCTGCGAATCCATGAACCCGAACCGGCTGGTGTAGGTGTTCGTGCCGTCGCTGAGGATGTCGAGCCCAACGGTCGTCTCGAACCGCCACGGGTTCGTCCCGAACACGCAGGCCACCGAGCTGGAGAGCCGACCGGCCCGGCCCGTCGTGGTTGATCCAGCCAGGAGCGTGATGATCTGACCCACCGCCGCGCCGACGTAGTTGCTGGCGTTCTGGATCGAGGCACCAGACCCGCTGGTGCCGTTGTTGGCCCATCCAGCGGCGATCTCCGCGCGGTCGTGGTACAGGATGAGTCTCTTACGAAGCCCCGCCCGCGTGAGGTCCAGAGGGCGGCAGAACCGATTGGCCGCGGCGGACGTGTCGTAGAACGGCACCAGGTCGGAGAGACCCTGGAGGGCGTTCTGCTCCGTCGCCCCCGCGATGTCGATGTCCGCCAGGGCGTGCTCGTGCCCGTCGAGGCTGACCGTTCCGCTCGCGTCTGGGAACGTGATGATCTGGTTGCTTGTGGCGTCGGACTGGAACACCGTGTCCGCCGGCGTCGTGCTGCGGACGATGAGGGCGCTTTGGTCGAACCTCTTGACGCCGGAAACGTCCTGCGACGAGTCGAGCAGCATGACGTTCGACGACAGGAGGCCGTCGTCGAGTGTGCCGGAGGTGATGTCCGACGCGGAATGGGTGTGTACCGCCGCCGCCTTCCCGGCAAGCCGGCTCAGGATGTCGTTGGCAAACGGCTCCATCAGACCCGCTCCTCTCCGAAGATCGAGAACGACATATCCGCACTGCTCGCGTAGACCCGCACCACGTCGCCAGCCGCCAGCGTGAGGCCGCGCGTCACCGTCAGGGCGTCGTTCGCGGCAATGGCGAAGCCGTACGCGAGATAGTCTTTGTTCGCCGTGGCCACACCACCCGCCGAAACGCTCACGCGGAACGTGCCCGCCGTGCCGGCGCGGTTGCACACGCTCAGGGATGACACCACGCAGCTCGTCGAGGCCGGGACCGTGTACAGGACGGTCTCGCTTGTGGCCGACGGGGCGACCTGGCCGAGAATCTTTCGTGTCGTCGCCAAGCGTCCTCCTACATGAGCATGAAGTCCTGCCCGAACTCTGATCCGTCGTCTGAGCTGCCGCCGACCGTCACGCCTCCGAGCGGGTCGCCGTCGGCCTCAATCTCGATGCCCTCCACAACGGCCCTGACCTCGCACCTGAACCACGTTCCCCCCTCGCCCGTCGATGTCACCACGAGCGACGCCTCGCCGTCGCTGGCCGTCAGGAAGTCGTACACGGTGCCGGGGGCCACCTCCGCGACCAACGCGCCCTTCTCGATCGTGACCGCCTGGTCCCCGCCGGGCCCTCCGTCCGGGGTTGACCCGAGCACGGCGCGGAGCGAGAACAGGCCGGCGCACCGCTTCCCGTTGAAGTTCACAACCCTCGCCGTCACCGTGGCCGTGTTGCCGACCACAACCCGCGACAGCGCCACACGGGCCGGGTACTGCCCCACGACGCGGGCGATGATCCTGGCGTCGTCTCGCTCGTTCAGGGCGGGCGGGATGAAGTACGGGACCGGCACATCCCCGTCCGCACCCTCGCCGAGCCACGCCTGGTACGCGGCGTCCCACGCCGGGCGCCACCGCTGGGCGTCGTTGACGTACAGCCTCCCCGGACCGCTCCACATGATCGGGATGCCCGTTGCCCCCGAGGACAGCATCCCGGCGCGGAACACATCCTCCAACGCGGACAGGGGCACATACTGCGAGCCTGACGGCGAGAAGCGATCGAGAAAGATCGGTGCCAGCGGCTTGCCGTATCGGGCCGCCGCCGCCATCTCCGACCGCACGATCACGCCCGGGTGAGTTGGATGCTCGGCCACATGGGACTGCGGAAGTTCGACGTAGCAGCTCACCACGACCGCATCAATCAGGTCGATTGGTCGAACACCGATGGAGGTGATGGTGGTTGTGAGCAGATCCGCCGCGGGGTAGTCCATGTCCTCTTCCGGCACCTCGCCGGCGAGAACCCCCGTGTCGGTCGCCCCGCTGAGGGGCCCCCAGCACCGCCGAATCTGCCTCGCCATCGCCGGGTCGCCCGGGTTGAGCCAGGGGTAGTTCATCCCGTAGACCGACCCGTAGATCATCCACGTCTCGCCCGGCTGGGCCGTCCGCGCCGCCGCCAGCGCCGCCCAGAACGGGTGCGACTGCGCGTACGCCGGGCCGTCGGCGTTGTACCGCGGGTCGCACCGCTGGAACAGGCCCTCGAAGTCCAGAAGCCTCACCACGCCGCTCGGCACCGTCGCGGCCCACGCGGCGAACCTGGTGGCGTCGAAGTTGTCGGGGTGGTTCGGGCTGCCCGGGGTGAGCCAGTACCGGCTCTCGTAGTGGCAGAGCGTGAAGCCGGGCATGAGCCCGAAGTCTGTCCGGTCGTACACCGTCCCACCCGTCGGGGTGGGCTTGTCGGTGTAGATCGTGGCGTCAATGACGGTCCTGGTCATGTGCTACTCGTCGATGTCGATCCGGATGAACCCGGTGCCGCTGGTGTCTCCGGCGGTCAGCCACACGTCCAGCGTCTCCCCGCCGTTGAGGCGGATCGGCTCGAACGCGATCGCGCCGTTGTCGAGCAGGCCGGCCTTGGACACCGAATCGCCGCCGGACGGAGAACCCGTGACGGCCTGCCCGGTGGTCTGCACCGTCTCGCCGTCGTCCGGATTTCGCTTGACCCAGGTGATTGCCGAGCCGAGCGTGCCGCTGGTTGACCCGTTGCGGAGATCGACCGCGACCGCCGCGTTCGACGATGCGCGGGTGTAGAACACCGTGACCTTGACCCAGACCTTGTGGTTGGCCGGTGCCGTCACCCGGAAGTGAGACCGCGTGGACGCTTCCGGCGTGATCGTGTGTGTGTACGTGGCAATGAGGTTCGACATGGGTTCCCTTTCAGAAGACTGTGATTTCGGCGTCTCCGACCGAGGTAACTCCGACCGGGTTGTTGTTCGTGTCTGGTCCGCCGCCGCTGTCTCTGTTGCGACCGATACCGCCCGGGTTGCTCTTTCGCATCGCATCGCCGGAAAGGATCGTGTCTGAGCCACCCGGATAGCCGGTGAAGAACGGGCCCGGGAAGTCGCTCGCGGCGTTGAGGTAATGCCACTGCCCGTAGGCCGAGCCGCCAAGCGTGGTGCCGCCGTCGTCGATGCCGCTCGGCGCCGTCGGCGTCGTCGGCGGCGGCGGTGGTGGTGGCGGTGGTGGCGGTGGTGGCGACGCTCCGCCGCCTGGCCCGCCGCTCCCGGTGCCGCCACCCGAAGGCCCATCGGGCGGGGTGGTGCTGGCCGGTGGCGTGCAGATCGACGCTGGGGACGGGCGGCTGACCCAGCCGGAAGCGATCGACCTCGCGGCCTCTCCCAGCGTCAGCTCCACGCGCTCGAGGACGAGCCTACCAGCCGCGGACGCGACCTCGAGCGCCATCGTGATGAACGGGGCGCGGGCGCGGGCCGACGATGGAAACCGCCGCACCGACACCGTTTCCTGCCAGAGCTGGCGGCGCACGTCTGGGTCGAAGGCGTCCTCCGCCGTCGCGCCCCCGTAGAGCCTCATGGTCGCCTCGGACGAGTTGGCCCCGAGCTGCACGTGCGGCCTGGACACGATCACGTCGTTGTCCATCGAGGGCTCGTCGATGAGTTGCATCGTGATGAGGCTTTCGACCGGCTCGCCAAGGTCGCTGGTGGCGCTCTCCGAGAACCGGACAAGCCTGCCGTCGTGCGTTCCGATGATCGGGACGCCGCGAACAAGCCCGGCCGCCGTCACGCGGAATGGAAGCGTGATCGGGTAGTACCCCGGCGCACCGCGCCGGTACTTTCCCGTGGCCTCGTGGTAGATCAGGTGAACGCTGGTGTCCGCCGATCCGTCGTCAATGAACACATGGAGCCACTGGCGGGCCGGGTCGCGGATCAGCACCACGTCGCGGCCGGATTGCGCGTCGGACGGGTAGGTCAGGTACTCGTCCAGCACGTTCTCGTTCAGTTTGACGGGCGACCCGGCCAGGCCGATGTAGTAGAGCCCGTGCATCGAGTGCATGAGGACGGCCTGCCCACCGTTGGGCGACGTGATCCTCAGGGCCGAATCCGGCCCGCTCGGGCCCACCGTTCGGTCGATGGTCTCGATCGAGTCCGTTGCCAGGTACGGATTCCCCAGCATGAAGTTGAGCGAGTTCGTGCAGCCGATGAACAGGGATGAGTTTGTGCCGCTCGCCAGGCACCTGATCGGGTCGCCGACCGTCACGTTGTTGCCCACGCCGGTGACGTATGGAGACCCGGCGAGCTGCACCGCTGGAACCTCGATGTCCATCGGGTCATTCAGGCGGGTGCCGTAGATCGTCAGCGACTCCTCCGGCATCCCCGCGAAGACCAGCCCGCCCAGGTGCTCAACAACCATCGTGGCCGTCGTGGTCCCCGGGGCCGTCTGACCGGGCAGCGCCCCCACCGTCGGGGTGTAGTTGCCCACCGTGTTGTCGATGGCGTCGTAGACCTTTGCCAGCCCCCCGCCGATGAGGTACATATCGCCGAGCAGGGCGGCTCCGGAGACGCTTCCGACCCGCGGGAACACGTCCTCAGCGACCAGCTCCCACTGGCCCTCACGCAGCGAGCGGTACAGCGCCCCACCGATGACCGTGACGCCAACCTCGTCCAGCGTGAGAATCCGGTCCTCGACGGTGCCGACCTGCCAGTAGGACACCACCGCGCCGTCCACCGCCGACACCACCCCGGCCCTTCCCGAGTAAGAGCGGAGCGACGTGGAGGTGTGCTCGCACTCCACCTCGTCGTCGTCGGTCTGGCCGACGTAGGCCGTGATCGTGTCCCCGTTGATCCGCACCCGAAGCCGGATCGGGTTGCCGGCGCTGATCCCGTGCGGTATCGCGGCGTGCGTTGTCACCAGGGCCCCGAATGCCACTTCGAGGATCACAAGGTCCGCGCCCTCGATCCCGCACCAGAACCCCGTTGCGCCGTCGGCAGACGCCCGCACCGCGACCTTGACGTTGCCGGCCGTGCTGGTCAGGCCGGCGATGAACTCGGGCCGCAACGGCGCATCGGTGGTGATCTCCCAGAACTCCGTGCTGGTGCCGGAGTGTGTGAGTGCCCCCGTGATGCTGTTGCGGGTCCATGCCATCAGCGATCCGTGCGTCTTTCCGCTGTCTCTCTTTGGGATGGATCGCGGCCCTCGATGCGGCTCCAGAGCCACGACCCGGCCGCGGCGAGCATCGAGCCGATGAATGTCACGATCATGGCTACCGCCGTCTTGCTCAGTCGTTCGTGCCGCCGGTCGATGGACTTGACTTTGGCCTCAAGGTCGCGCGTCCGGATCGGGAGCGTTTCTTCCGGCGACGTTGGGTTGATGAGGTGGTGTTCAAGCACCCGCAAACGTCCGCTGGCCTCGTCGAGCTTGCGCGACGTGTCCTCGTGGTTGGTCTGGATCATCCTCGCAAGGTCGGCGTTGGAGGGGTCTTCTGTTCTTGGGCTCGACATCTGGAACTCCTGTAGTGGGCCGATGCGGGTCATGTAGACCTCCCGGCGTTACTTCCCAAACGCCTGCCGCTCGGCGAGCTTCTTTTTGATGGGGTCGCGCACCAGCCTGACGAACGCCTTGGTCGCCTCGGTCTGAATCTGCTCGGCGGCACGCTCGATCGCAGCGTTGTCGTTCGGGTCCGACTTCTTGAACGCCTCGGCGGTCAGGACCAGCTCCTTGCCGGTCCTCCACTGACGCCAGACCGCGTAGGCCGTCGCCATCGCCAGCAGCACCAGCATTCCGACCGCGAGCCACTTGGCCCACGCGAGCAGATACGTCGCCCCGATGCACGCCGCGACCACGGCGCCGCATGTGATCGCCAGGGGCATGTTCCGCAGCCACAGGACGGCCGCGACGGCCCCGAGCAGGGCCAGGCCAGCCATCACGCCGAACACCCACCGGAAGATGCCGGTGCGCTCTCGCTCCGCCTGCTCCTTGGCCTTCCGAAGAGACTCGGCCAGACTGGCGTTCTCCTTGCGGAGCTGGTTCACGTCCTTCACGGCGAGTGCCAGGTCAGCCTGATACTGCCTTAGCCGGGCCGTCTCTGTGCCGATCCTGTCGCTCTCGGGCTGGACCTGCGGGGCCTTCGCCACCGCGTCCTCACGCGCCACGTCGATCTTCGCCGCAGAGTCGCCGATCCCGTCGGCAACGGTCGTCACCGCCGCCCCGGTGTCCGGCCCGTGATCCGCCAGCGCCCGCTCCGAGCACCCGATGATAAAGAACACCGCCACCAGCGCGAACACGGCCAGCACGGCGGCGCACAGGCTCTCGGCGTTGAGGTACATTCTGGATGTCTCTGCCTTGGTCATGGTCTGGTCCCTTCTCATGTGTCGTACCTGCACGGGTTGAGCGAGATGAGCGACTGCCCGAGCGAGTTGACCGACACGGCGTAACAGCCGGTCGTGATGCTCTCGCTGAGAATCCCGTTGTAGTTGATGGTGTCGGTGAGGTCGAAGTGCCTCAGCACAAGCCCGGTCGCGCCGTCCACCGTCAGCATCTCGGCCTTCGGCGAGTTGGTGGTGCCGTCCGGCATCTCCCACCCAGAGGTGCGGGACATCCCCACCACAAGGTTTCCGGTCGTCGGGTCCACCGCGAGGGCGTTCTGCTGCACGATGCCCTTGGTATCCAGCGTCCAGAGCAGGTCGCCGTTGTCGGCGTCCATGCAGTAGACGTTGGCGCCGGCGCCCGCAAGCGACGGGCGGCGCCCGGCAAAGAACACCCTCCGATTCGTCGTGTCCAGCGCGACCGCCCACACGCTCGGCTCGTTGTCGGTGTCGTGCGGGTTGCGAACCCCGCCGCTGATCGCCGGGATGTCGTTCTGGTAGGTGTTCGACCCGTGCGAGAACGCGCGACGCAGAGACCGCCCACTGTCCCGCTCCCACCCGCCGGCATCGACAGAGAGCCCGTATCGCACCGGAACGCTCGGGCTCATGTACGTCGGGGCGCCGACCTCGAAAGCCCGCGTCAACACGGCCTTGCAGCACGTGATGTACGGGGCCTGTCCGTCGGGGCGCTGGTCCGACTGATTGCCGTCGTAGCCGAACCCCTGGTTGGTCCGTGCGACGTAGACGGCGATCATCCCGTCCGCGTCGATCTCGGCGGCGATCGAGTACGCCAGGCACCCGCGGGGCCGGGCGAACGACCACTCGGCGAACCTGAACGTCAGGTGGTCCTCGTACCCGTCGTCACCGCTCTGCGTGCCCTGGGGCATGTAGAGGCTGGTCAATGGCGTTCCGCCGCCGGCGACCGGGGTGCGGGCCGCGAAGTTGGTGTAGTTGAGCCTGAGCTTGCGGACATGGCAGCGGTAGAACTCGCCGTATCTCTCCTCCGGCGCCCCGCCGCTGTCGGCTTCGATCGGGCCGTCGGTCGAGACGTGCCCGGTGCTGAGCACGAGCAGGAAGTCCTCTCCGCCCTTGGTGACGCCGGCGAACCCCTGAACCTCCTCGGAGAACGGCACCGTGTACCTGGCGATGTAGGCCAGCGTGTCGGCGCGGAAGACGTAGACGTACCTGGAGACGGCGACGAAGAGGTAGGTGCCGTAGCAGAGGATTTGGTTTGGGAACAGGTCAACCTGCCCGCTCCCGGGCATGGATGGGTAGGTGCCGGCCGCGTAGGCGGTGTCGGTGTCGAGCGCGTAGGTCTGGTGCGTTGCGGCGCCCGTGACCGTGTTGTACCGGGTGATGCCGACGACCACCACGTCCTGATTGCTCGCGGCCGTATCCCGGGCGATCGTGGCGGAGAACGCGATGGTGGGGTCGAGGAAGTCCCACGAGTTGTAGAAGCCGCCCCAGCCACCGAACCCGGAGGCCGGGGCCGCGACCGCCCACCCTGTCCCCCTTGTGTCGTGGATGCGGTTTCGGACGCTTCCGTCGGGCTCCAGCACCACGGCCTGCCCGCGGAACGACCCCGCGTTGCGGGATTCCCCGGAGCTGTCCGTGTCGATCCCTACTACGTTGGTCCCGCTCGCGCCTGAGGCCCGCGAGATTGACCCGATGAACTGGACCGGCCCCATGAACCGAGCCCCGGAGAACTCCGGGGCGGCCTTCGCCCGCGTGGCTATCCGACCAACGCCGGTCGGCCCGTCTTCGGGCACGACGTTCCTCAGACCATCCGGGACCGTGACGAGGCCCGGCTGGTCGATTCGGGGCGTCCCGTCGGAGACGCCCAGGAGCGGGGGTTGGAGCTTGACTCGATCTTCCACATTTCGGGCCTTGGTCTACGTGGCTCAGGCGGAGCGCAGGGCACGGTCGCGCAGGAACCGCTCAACGGGGGTCATGTGGCGGCTGTAGAGCAGCTCGAAGCCGCACGCCTCGATGTAGAGGTCGGTGCCGACCGTCTCATTGGGCGCCAGCGAGATCGTGAGGGCGGCGCCCTGCCGGAGTGCCGCGAGCTGGGCCGAGCTCATGCCCGCCGAGAGGTCGGCAATGAACGTGCGGAACTTCTCCTCAGAGCCAGCCGCGGCCTTTGCCGGCAGGACCGCGCTGCCCGCCAGGTCGGTGAACACCGCCGTGGTCGTCAGGGCGTTCATGGCGGTGTCACCGTCGGACTCAACGCCCGCGTCGGTGATCGAGGGGTTGTGCCACGCCATCGTCGCGTTGAGCGCGAGATCAGTGTTGTCGGTGGCCGAGCCGGTGCCGTCGAGCTTGCGGACCCTCGCCACGAGGAACAGAGCCGACCGCTCGCCCGTGATGCCGGAGTCTCGCCGGAAGTCGGACGGGACGGCGAGCCCGAGAACCGCCGCCTGTGTGGCATCGGCGGTGTCGTCCCACTGGAGGCAGAGCTGGGTTGTGGACGCGAACGCGAGCCCCACCTTGCCGCTGGCGACGACGGGCATGTTGCCCAGCGTGCCGTTGTCGTTGTGGACGAAATCGCCGATCGAGATGGGCTGGCGTCCGAGAAAGCCCTTCTCCCCGCGGTAGTCCATGCGAAGGAAGGCGTCAAACTGGTTGCGTTCAGACATTGCCGGTCTCCTCAGGAGAAAGTCGTGACGGACAGGATCGTGTTGCCGTTGGTCAGGTCCACGAACTCGACCACGCGCCCGCGCGTCGTGGCCTGGTCCGCCATCGAGCCGAGCGTCGCGGCCTTGTAAAACTCGTTGTCGTGGCGGGTGCTGCGTGCCAGGGCTTCGGCTGCCTCGGCCTCGGCCACCTTGCGGGCCGGGCTGTCTGCCTTCTGGTCGTGCCGGAACAGCTCCCGGACGGCGAAGGCGACGATGGACAGGTCGTGGGCCGCGGGCCAGTTGCCGCGCTGGGTCTCCTGCACGAGCGGGACCGCGCCAACCAGCGCCCGGAACGACACCGTGTACCTGTCGCCCGGATCGGGGAACACCCGGAACTCAAGCCCGCCGCGCTGGGACATCCCGGGCCGGAGCGTGCTCGACCACTCCACCGCGCACGCGATCGGCACGCCGGACGTGTCCGGTTCGAGGAACTGCCGCTCGACCACCTGGTCCATGCTCACCACGGGGATGGGAGGCATCCCGCCGCCGCCGTCGGAACCCCGGATGAACACCCTGGGGTTGAGGGGCTGGCTGCGGACCAGGTCTGGGAGCAGGTATCGCCCGGCGTCGCCGTCGATGCTCATCGCCGTGCCGTCGGGGTCAATGTCGAACTGCACGAACTGGGACGCGAAGCTCCAATCGTGGTCGGACCAGAATGAGTCGATGCCGTCGCGGATAGCCTGGTCGATCTGGCTGGCGACGGGCTCGGTTGTGTCCGCGGCCATCGCCCCTGTCGCGTCCTGCATGATCTTCTGGGCGCGCATCGCCACGCGGAGGCGAATATCCGCGAGCGTCATGGAGGCCGCCGTCATCATGGAAAACCGGCGTGGGTGGTTGCACGGGCATTGAGCCTGTTCCACACCGGCGAAGTTCAGGGTGGGGCGGGGTGTCCCCCGCGGGGATCAGAGCAGGGGCCCGAGGAGCGCGACCTTGGCGAGCGCCTCCCCGTTGGTGCTGTCGTTGATGGTGGTGGACTCCATCGCCACCGCGACCGGGCGGGCCGCGATGGAGGTGGCGAGCCGATCGAGCCAGATCGACAGGTCGGTCAACTCAACCTCGTTGTCGGCGTGCGCCACCGACCAGTCGGCGTTGAGAGCGATCTTGATGGTGGCCGTGGTGTCCACGGACTGCTCCGTCGAGACCGAACTTGCCACGATTGGCCCGGCCGTTGCGTCCACGTCCACCGTGGCCATGTTGCTGCACACGATCTTGCCGGTTGCCCCGATCGAGCGGACCTTGACCACCGTGTCGATGACCGCGATGTCCGCATCCTCGGAATCGACCGCCGCCTGCGTCTGGAGCGTCACGGAGCCGAACTTCAGCAGGACGGTGATGGTGTCCGTCGAGTTGTTGTCGTTGACCGTGACCAGTGCCCGGATGCGGATCGTGTCGCCGGGCCGGAGCGAGTTGGCCGGGATCGTGTAGGACTTGTCGAAGTCCGCGGCGTCGGTCGTGTTCTCGTGCTCAGCGGACGCGGCGGTGCTGGCATAGAGAAGGCCGTTGGCCAGGAACGGCGTCAGATGGAACGCATCGTCGGTCGGGCACAGGAGCGTGACGCCGGCGACCAGCACGACGCCGTGCTTCACCAGCGCCCGCGTGTACCCGAAGGTCAGCGGGACCGAGCCGCCGCGGCGAAGGTTCGCCACGATGCCGTCCTGGGTGTTGCTGTACGTCTTGTTCGCGGCGTCCCAGTCCTCGGACACCACCGCGAACGGCGTTGCGTAGCCCTCAGTGGGACGGCCGAACAGGTTGCCGACGGCGGCGGTGGCGCCTGACGGGGCCACGCCGGCGAGCTGCAACACGGCGCCGGGCTTGAGGTCGGCGTTGACGACAGTGCTGCCATCCAGCTCGTAGCCGGTGTAGGTGCCCTGCCGGGGAAGCTGGTACGCGATGCCTGGTGTCTGAATCATGGTTCTTGCCCTTGTGGTCCCCCCCCGGGGGGGTTGGTTTGTGCTTCTGAAACGCCCCTGCGGGCCCTGTCCTTCGCTGTCTGTGGCCAGGCGACCGCGCCCGGCCGTCGATTACGTGCCGGTCGTGAACGAGCCGTGGACCATGAACACGGAGCTCTGCGGGTTCTCGCCCCAGAGCTGGCCGGTCCACTCCACCGGGAACGCGCTGGATCGGTGCGTCACCTGCTCCATGTACTGCTTGCCCCAGTTGTTCGGGGACTTGCGGAACTTCAACTCCGCCAGGTTGGCGCCGATGATCGGGCGGAGGAAGTGCCCGTTCCAGTACGGGACCGCCATCGTGCTCACGCCCTTCACGGTCGTCTCGCCGGTCTCGAAGTAGTCACGCTTGCGGGGGCCGCCCAGGGCGGTACACACCTGGTCGTACGCGCTGTCGAACACGTCGTCCCACAGGAGCACGTAGTCCACGGTGGACTTGTCGCCCTCCAGCATCTTGATGTACTCGAACCGGCCCTGCTTGATGCACTCGTAGATGGTGGTCAGCAGGGTGTCGTTCATCACGCCGCCGTGCGTTGCCACCAGCGTTCGCAGACGGGCGTAGGCGGCGGCCGAGATGTCCGCCACCGTGTACATATCCGCCGCGACAGCGCCGGAGCCGTCGCGGTAGTACACGCCGTTGCGGGCCGGGGTCGTCTGGGCGACGAACACGCCGCCGGAGGTCATCGAACGCCGGGCGTGGTACAGGAGGCCGAGGATGCCGTCCTTCGCGCTCGCCGTGTAGGGGGCGTTGGTGAGCTTCGACTCCAGAATCGTCGCAAGCTCCTCCTCCGCGGCGGAGCCCATCATCTTGTAGGCGTCGTAAATCTTGTCGTTCGCGCCCTTGCTGATCCACTCCGCCAGCTTGTCGATGACGATGTTCTTGTGGCTGACGATGGTGCGGGGCGTGGCCTTGAGCTGCACGCCGTAGTCGTCGCGCTGGTACTGGAGCTTCTCGAAGGCATCGACCATCTGCGTCGAGCCCTGAGCCTGCTTGATGCGCAGCGTCCACTGGAACCCGTGCTCCTCGCTCTCCGTGACGGCGCGATCGAGGATCAGCCGGTGAAGCGGGAGCTTGCGGTACCCCTGCGTCTCTCGGTAGTTCTTGGCGTACTTGGTCCGGGCCGCCTGGATTACCTCGGTCTGGAGTGTCTGGATGTCGATGCCCTGGTTCACGCTCATGTGTCAGACTCCTGATTCATGGGGCGTGCGGGGGGCGCGCAGCCGCGTCTCGTACTCACTACCTGGTCCTGATCCCATGAGCCGCCAGCACCTTGCCGATGGCCGTGGGTCCGTCGTCGTCTTCGGTGATGGCCGGCACCTGGGCCTGACGGCCCGCGCTCATCGCTGCCGGCGATCTGGTCGCGGACGTGTGCCGCAACCTGCTCAGCGTGTCGGCGTCGCTCGCGGGCTTGGCCTTGGCCGCGTTCCGCGTCATCTGGCGGTGGGCCGCCTCGAGCGCCTTGATCTCCAGACCGTACCGCGCCTCCGCGAGCTCGATGCCGGAGAGCGACGCGAGGTTGGATTCCTTGGAGAGCTGCCGATACCAGTTGGCCGCCAGCGTGTCGAGCTCGATGCGGGCCTGCTGCTGCTTGGGCGACATGCGACGCCCGTACTCGCCGAACTTCGAGGTGTCGAGCCCGGGGATGGCGTTGATGGCCTGGTGGATCGAGGCCGCGTGCTGCTGGGCCTGCTGCGCCGTCACGCCAGCCTGGGGTGCGCCAACCGCCCCGTTCACCTTCTCGGCCAGTTCGGCGTACTGCCGCTTGATGTCGAGGAGTTCCTTGACGACGCCGTGGACCTCGGTGAAGTCCGCCAGGTCCGGATACTGCTCGGCGATCACCTTGGCGATGTCGTCATCGGAAGCGGGTGGCTTGGCCTCCGCCTTGGGTTCCGGCTTCTGCTCCGGCTTTGGCGTCTCGGCGACGGGTGCCGGCGCGGCCGGGGCCTTCGGGGCTTCCGGGGCATCGTCGGCCTCGGCGCCGATCGACGCCGCGATCCGGTCAAACTCGGCATCGTCCAGCAGGTCGGAGCCGGACACGCCGGGCTCGTCCGCCGTGTCGGTCATCCCGCGAGCCTTGTTCACGGCGGCTTCGAGCGGGTCGATCGAAGGGTCCGGGGCGCTCGTTTCGCCAGCGGAGGCCCCCGCCCCCTGTACGTTCGTCGCGGCCCCGGATGGTTCTGGGGTTGTCTTGGGAGTGACGGGCGCATCCGGTGCGGGCGCGGCGCCGCCGTCGGGGTCGGGAGAACGCAGGATTGACAGCAGAGGGTGGTTCATGGGGGGCCTATCTCCGTCGCGTCTTGCACGCCCTAGTTGGGCACACAAGATGCTGACGACGGAGCGGCCTCCCGCTACTGGCATGAACGATTGATGTGGCCCCGCCAGATGCCGTTCCGGCTGGTGTTAGCGCTGGCCTTGCTGCCTCAGCAGCCCCCTGGACCGATACAGGCGGCTCTTGACCGTGCCGGTTGGGATTCCGCACTGGGCAGCGATCATGTTGAGCGGGACGCATCGCAGCCACAGGCGGGTGACATCATCGAGTTCGCAGGATGGGGTCGGCTCCCTGATCTCCGCGTCCTCTGTCAGCCCCTCGAACACCTTGGCGAAGCACAGCACCCTGGTCCGGTTCTTGCGCGTCCAGCCAGACTCGCGGCGGAGCCGATCGACGCGGTAGTACCGATACCCGCGATTGAGGAACGTGGCGATGCTCGACCCGCGGCCCGCCACGTAGTACGCCATGCACCGCACCGCGACCAAGGCGCGCTCGCCCCATTCTTCCTTCGGGGCCCTCCGTACCCACCGCATCGCCTCGATCATCTCGGGCGATGACCAGTCGGGTTCGGTCAGGGGCTTGCGCCGCCTCGTCACACCTTCCCCTTCGCCTTGGCGTCACGCGCGGCCTTCTTCTCACGCAGACGCTTCTTGACCTCTTCCTCCTTGCGGAAGAACGCCGCGGCGTCGCTCTTGTCGGTGAACCGCACGGATCCGTCATCCTGCCAGCACTTGCCCGAGTCGCCGTACATGCGTCGCAGCCGCGCGACCTCGTGGGGCTTTGCCGCGATCTCGATGCTCTCGCGGCGGCGCCCGTGGAGCTCGTTCCGCAAGACCCCGATGGCCTTGCGGGCGTAGTCCTGCTCCGCCCTGGTGCCGCACAAGGGGCACCAGAGTTGTCCCCCAGAGTCCAGTTCCCCCACCTTGGCGAACACGTCGCCCGCAAAGCCACACCCGCACTTGATTGGGTAGAGCGGCATCGTCAGTCCTCCTCTTCTTTTTGACGCTGTTCGAGCGCGTCCTGTTCTTTCCGCCGCGTTATCAGGCTCGTTGCCATCCCGAGCTGCGCGTACCAGTTGCCGGCGTTGGCATGCACGCAGGCGGTGTCGCCCTCTTCGGTCTGGTACGTCGCCATGATGATCGCGGCGTCGAACCCGGCGCCTTCCACCAGCTTCCTCGCCTGTTCCAGCACGTCCTGCATTCGGCGCCGCTCGCGGTCGTCTAGGTCTGGATTGCTCATGCCGCCCCCTCGACGCCGACAACGCACACCCACGCCCACGCGGCCTTGGCAACGACATGAAACGCCTGGTCTGAAATGGCGCTGATGTAGAGCCGCCTCTTGGTCGCGTCGGTTGCGAAGTGCGCGATGTACTCCATCGCGGCGATCATGGCGCAGAGCGGGGCCGACACGCCGACATACGCCGCCACGGCGTAGACGCCCGCCGCGTTGATGAGGCAGTGCATCGCCATGACGTACCACCACGGCAGGCCCGCGGACTGCACGATCGACGCCTTGGCCTTGGCCATCCAGTCTGACTGGAGTGCGAAGTCGCAGACGGCGTGGGCCATCAGCATGAGGAACAGGATGTAGCCGTACTGCATGGTCGCTCCTTCGTGAAAAGCGCCGGGCCGGCACACACCGGCCACGGCGCCCGTTGGGGGTCACTGTTTGGCCGGCACGGTGTTCGGCCGAAAAACCCTCTCGACCAAGCCGCCCCAGAATCCCTTTGGCTGGTCAACCGGCTCGTACGTCGCCTTGAAGATGTCGGGCTTGCACGGGTACTTCTCGCCCTTGACGTCCGTGATGATCCAGTCGCCAGGGTTGGCGACCATGAACCCTTCGAGCGTCGGCACGCCCCACGGCTGGTCCGCGCGTGGCCCCCTTTCGACGCCGATGACGGGCACGTGCCCGACATGACCAGGTGGCCACCACTGGATCGCTTCGACCTCGACGGGCTTCTTCCGGAATCGGCGGGTGTGCGACGCTTCGGGGCTCGCCCGACGCCGCACCTCAAACAATCTCGCCCGAAGTACGTCAAACGATCCAACCCGCCAGTGGTCATAACCGAGGCGCTTTCTGATGAACTCGGGCGACTCCAGCATCTCTATCAACTCAACCAAGAGGGCTTCGTCGTCGATGTGGTCCACAGCGCCTGGAACGATCGGGTATCCGGGGTTGTCGTCTTGCCTGTTGCTCACGCCTACTCCTCTCGCAAACCACCCGCGGCCGTCGCCAGCCGCGAGCGGGACTGGGGGGTCACTTCTTGCCGAGGGCTTCCATAACGGCGCTGTATGTGGCCGGGTCGGTCTGCGACAGCGACAGGGCCCGACTCTTCATCAGGAGCAGAATCGCGTCGCGCAGGAGCGCGGCGGCGCCAGCCACGGTCTTGGTGTTGTCCTCGACCTTGGCCACCCGTGCCGCCAGCGTCTTCGTGACGTCCTCGGTCTTCGCCGCCTGCCCGGCCTGGAACGGCATCCACTCGGCGTGGTAACGGGCGGGGCGGTCTTGCCCCGTTGCGGGAGGATGCAGGAGTGACGTGCGATCCTCCGGCGTCATCGGGTCGTACAGGCCGATACTGCCCAGGCTGGTGCCCTGCCCGGTCGCGGCATGATTCTCGACCCAGCCGCGGTCGTTGCAGCCGTCGGGGATGACGGTCACGTTGATGAGTTGACGCCCGTAACCGACGCCCCACGCCTGCGTCACGATTCCGGGGCGTGGGCCCTCCCAGCGGTTCGAGTAGACGTGGACCACGCGCCCGCACGATGCCCGGGTAGTGCTGTGCGGCTTTCTGAAAACGTCGGGTGGCGTGTCGTTGCTGGTCTGGATGGTGCCGCCCGTGTCCGTCCGCAGAAAGTCACCAGGCCGCAAGCCCTCTTCGGCCAGCGACTTTGCCGTGTCTACGCCGGCCGGGATGGCGTCGATGGCCTTCGACTCATCGCCCTCAGGGTGCTTGAACTCGTCGCTTCGCGGGTCCGTCATGTGCTTCGTCTCCGCCCCGTGAGGTGATTCGCCGAGTGATCGGTGGGGGCACACCGCCCATCGGTACAGGTCGTCAAAGAACCGATCGCAATCTGGGCACTGAACCCTCATTCTCCCTCCCTCTCCCGCCGCAGCCGCTCCTCGTGCGCCCGCACCCGCTTCGTGTACCTCGCCCTTGCCGGTGTGCCGCTGCTCTTGCGCATGTACTTGGCGGTCGCGGTGTTGCACGACACGTGCCAGTAGCCGCACACGTGGCACTCGTACTCGTGCGCCTTGCTCCCGGGGTGCCGCTTCCTGAACGCCGCCGCGTGCTCCTTGGCGCCCTCTTCGCTCCGGCGCACCTTCGACATGCACACGGCCACGTACTTGTCGTTCGGGTTCACCGGGCTCATGCCCCGGCCTCCGCGGCGTCGGCACCCATACCCACGATTCCGGTCTGCTTGATCGGAACGCGGATCGCCTCGTTCGGCATCGCGTCGGCTTCCAGGTCAACAAACGCCCCGTCGCCCGGAGCCTTGCCGTGCGTGCCCTCGACGCCCGCCTTGTCTCGCCTCTGCGTTCTGGCGTGCAGGATCGCCATCGCCGTTTCGAGCGCCGTCAGCACCGCGGCGTTCTCATCACACGCGAACGGCCCGCGCTGGAATCCCCGCATCCGGTCGATCAGCACCGCCAGCAGCGCCTCGTTCGTGACGCCGTTGACACCCGCTTCCTTGAGCGGCCCATCCTGAAAGCGGATGTTCAGGCCGAACGTCGGCACCTCGCCGACGCCGAGCATTTGCCGCGACGGTCCGATGATGTTGTACTTGTGGTTCGCGCCGCCGCACCCTGGCTCGTCGATTGCCTCGACACGGATAGCCTGGTTGCACAGGTTGTTGCAGTGGGTGTCGATCGTCCGCACAGTGGAGCTCCTTAGCTCCACCTCTCGCGGGCATCGTATCGCCTAACCCGCCCGCTGTCACGCCGGGACCGACCTGCCTGCGTCAGACTGCACCTGCGCCAAGGGCGTCATGGGGCCCGCGGCTGGTAACTGACCCTGGGCCATGCCCGGCGCCATGCCCGGCACCATGCCCTGGGCCATTCCTGGGGCCATGCCCGGCATTCCGCCCGGGGTCAACCTCCCGGACTGCCCAAGGTTCTGGAGCAGCAGCATTTGGATCGACCGCATATCCGGCGTCGGCAGCATCTCGTCCAGTTCCGGGGCTTCCGCCAGGTCGGACAGGACGCGGACCACCTTGCTCGGGTCGCCGCCAAGCCCGACAACCACCTGCACCATGTTCGGCAGGGCCGTGAACAGCTCGGCCATGCTCCGCAGCCTCGCCCGCGCGTCCATGCCCGCCATGTTCGACGACGGCTTCACCCCGTACTTGAACATGTCGTAGGAGAGCTGGTGCCTCGACGGCTCCCACACGACCGGGATCGACACTCCCGGGCCGGCGGGAATCTCGAACTCCATCCGCTCGTAGGAGTTGGTCAGCATCGACGCCACCCGGCGCAGGACCGCCGTGCGACCATCGTTGATCTTGCGCTTCCAGTACCCCAGCACCACCGCGGCGTTGCCGGCGAGCACGCTTGTTCCCGTCGCCGTGTCCGACGGATCATCGCTCCCGCCCGCGAGCTGCACGTTCGGACCGATCTGCTTGCCGAGGGCGTCAAGGAACCCGTACCCGTCCAGCAGCTCCTTGACCATCCCGCCGATGACCGTCTCCTTGAACGAGTCGGGGTCACCCGCCACCCACGCATCGCCGTTGGGGTCCAGCAGCGACATGACCAACCGTTGCTGGCCCGGCTTGAACACGAACTTGCGCTTCAGCGTCTCGATCTGCTCCATGAGCTTCGACAGCGCCCGCGACTTGGCAAGGTGGGCGTCCATGATGACCATCGCCGGCGATACCGGCGTCAGGCTCCCGGGGATTGTGTTGAGCGCCGTGACGACGTACCGGCTCCCCTCGGGCTCGTCGATGATCTCGTATGGGTCCACAACGAAGCCCTCGTGCCCCTCCTCAGCCGGGAGCGTGCAGCAGAACCGACGCCCGGCGTAGGTGTACACCAGGTCGTAGAGCCTGATCTTGTCCTCAAGGTACTGGTCGGATGTCCGGTCGCCGTCGTACTTCTCCTCCCGCGCCACCATGTCCGAATCGCTCTGGTCCCAGACGTTCCGGCACTTCATCAGCACGTCCGGATTTCCAACGCCGCGTTCGAGCATGGCCGACCGATCCGCCTCGTAGTAGTGCCCGATGCCCGGCGCTGTGTCCCACGATTCCGCATCTGGCGACACCACCATCCGCTCGATCGGCACGCGGAGCGCCACGGGGGAGCCGGTGTCGATCATGTCGGCCCCGTCGGAGAACATCGGGCCGCCCACGTTGCGCATCACGTACTGCACGCTGATCCCGCACAGGGCGTCCAGGAGGCACGCCTCGTCGATGCCGACGTACCCGGTGTCGTCCACCCACTTGCGCATCCGCAGTTGCAGAATCTTCGCCCAGCCACGGTTCTGGGACATCAGCGGGTCGATCGTGGGCATGATCCCGTCACCCATCAGGTGCGGGAGATAGGTGCGGACCGTCTCACCGAGCATCGAGTACGGCTCTGAGTTTGAGAACGTCCGTCCGCCAACCGATGCCCCGCCAGCCCACCAGGCCCCGCCGATCTGCCGGTGCGCGATCTTGATAAAACTGGACAGCCGATGCACCGGAGACGCCGGGGACCGCCTCGCCTCCCGGATAAACCGCAGGAGTCTCGCGGCGTCAGGCATCGTGGAGCGGTTGGTCAGCATCGCGGCGCTCTCTGAGCGCCCGTGCAACCCATGAACCTTAGCGCCTCGTGCCCGTGCGGATCAAACCGGCCTTTGCCCGCTCCCGCAGGTCGCCAAGTGTGCTGGGGAGGTGCTCCAGCCCCGGGTCGTGGCTGTATTCCTGGCCCGCGATAGCCCGCCACAGGCCCGCGCGGGCGATGATGCCGTCGGCGTACTGGCCCCGGCGCTCCATGTCGCCCACCAGGCTCGCGTGCATGATCGTCGAGCCCGAGTAGACGTACTGCCGGGCGGTTGCAATCGCCTGCGCGGTCGGCTCGGCGAACGCCCGCGTCTCCCACGCCGCCCGCAGCATCCCGACCGCCTCGGCGAACTCCTTGGGGTCCGGCTCCCACAGGTCCGCCCCGTACCCGATCTGCCCAAGGCTCTGCGCGAACACCTTGCCCGGGGTGTTGGCCATGACGCCGACGGACGCCTGCCCGTCCTCGTCGCCGAAGTACAGCGCCAGCATGGCCGCTACCCGCGAAAGCCGCTCGGGCGTGATGGGTGCCACGAACTCGCCCGTGATCTGCTTCGTCCGCATGTCCGCCATGACCAGGTGGCTCTGATTCTGCCCGTGCCCGACCGAGACGAATATGTTGATCTTTGCCGTAAGGTCGCGGACCGGCTTCCGCCACAGCCGCAGCGGTCCCTTGGCGTCGCGCTCGAGGGTGATGTCCCGCCACCGACCAGCCGCGAGGCTCATGTCCATCTCGCGCCCGATCGGGTGCTCATGCACCAGTGTTCCCCGCCATGCCGCCTGGGCGTGCTTTGCCACCGCCTCCATGTCGGGGTCGATCGCAAAGACCAGCGCCGGCGGGGCGTAGAGGTGCTGCTCGGCGTACCGGATCGCGTCCGGCCCGTGGTCGTCCCTCTTGATCGGCTTCTCGTCCTTGCTGTTGGGGTCCCACATGTACCCCTCCAGCTCCCCGATGGTCTTCACGCACCGCTCCGCGATGGTCCACCCCGGCTCGCCGTCCACGCCCGGGTCCAGCCCCGAACGAACAACGCTGATGCCGGGCCTGACCTCGTTGCGGCCGTCGAACACGGGGAGCCCGACGCGGGACAGCGACAGTTTCAGCGCCGCGGCTGCCGGGTCCACCACCACCGCGTCGAGCGGCCCGTACTTGTGGCTCCACGCCTCCACCCGCATGACCTTCTCGTGGTCGCTCATGCCCGCCCGGTGGCACTCCTCGGCGTAGTGCCGCTTCCCGTCGTGGTCGATCAGGACCAGCAGCATCGCCGCGGGCTTCGAGGTGCCGTCGTCGATCGCCACGATGGCGCGTGCCCACGGGCCCGGCCGGTCCTTGACGTGGGTGTCCCGCAGGAAGTTGTCGTACACGATGCCCTCGGACGCCACCCACCGCCCGAGCACATAGCGGAGGCGTTCGACGCCTGTGTAGGACGCAAGGCGAGCGAGGTAGTCGGCGGGCAGGTGCGGGTTCTCCGCCGGGCACGTCAGGATGGCCCGCAGGGTGTTCTTGCGCCCGTTGGCCTCCAGCGTCGTCACGATCTCGGGCGTCACCTCCGGCGAGTGGGACGACCTGATCCCGAACCGCTGGGCAAGGAAGTGTGACGGCGCGGACGGGTTCGCAGATCCGTAGACCTGCCGCGTCAAGCCCTCGTCCGTCACGCGGACGCGCCCCAGCACGTTGTTGTACTGCTTGCTGCTGATCTCCTCGACCTGATCTATCCCCACCCCGGTCACGTTCTGACCGCGGAACCCCATCTTTTCGAGGTTGTGCTGGTTGTGCGCGCCTAGCCCGCGGTATCGGATTATGCCGAGCGGCATCTGCCCCGGCCCCAGCAGCCGAATCCACTTCCGCGCCTTGTTCCAGATGTAGCAGCCCGGTTGCAGGATTGCCGGCGTGGCGCCGTTGCCCTCAAACAGCGTGGGCAGGATCGTGTCATGCACGTCCGCCTCGACCGCCCGGCACAGGACCTCGACCGCCCTGGGGTGCTGGGCACGCACAAACGCCTTGAGGCACACCATCAGGGTCTTGCCGCCGCCGAACCCGCCCGAGTACAGCACCTCGTCATCGGCGGCCTGCAAGAACGATATCTGCTTGGGCTCCAGATAGAAGTTGATCGAGGAGCCCACACCAGCACCCCCCCATCAAGGCCGCCCGGCGATCAGGATGTTGACCGTCACTCCGCCACCGGCCTTTGGGTCGCCGCTCGCCGTGGCCCCAACAGTGGTCCCGCCGCTGCCGGCTCCGCCCATCGTGACGTCGGCCTCGGCCCTGATGAGCCTTGCCGCGGTGCGGTCCAGGTCGGCGTTGATGAGCCGGATGAGGTTCGCCGCCGCGAGCTGGGCCGTCGGGTTGGCCTTCTTGCTGTCCCTGATCCTCACCGCGAACTTGATCGTGTTGTCCAGCTCGTCGGTGGCCATCTTGCCAGCCCGCAGCCGGGTCGCAAGGAACCGCAGCGCCTTGGTGATCCCGAGCCCGATCTCGAAGTCTGGTTTGGCGGGCGGCTCGTCTGGCCTCACCTCGATCGGCCCGGTTGACCGAACCAGTTTCCCCGTCCTGCCGCGCCGTCCTGGGTATCGGCTCATGCTCCTACCGTCCTTTCATGCCCAGCCTGCACCCCCGCGCAGAGGAAGCCAAGGAACGCCTCGAACGCCTCACGCCCGAGTCCGCCATGGCGCTGGTCGCCAAGATGGCCAGTGACCCGTGGCTGCTTGCCGTCCTCGAGCGCGGCCACGCCGCCCCGATCGACCGCGGCATCTGCTGGTTGACGCTGCCGAGCCACGAGCAGTACCCCGGGCGACGCTTCGACGTCGTGGAGGGCACGGAGCGGAACGCCGCCATACTGACGGCCGACCCGTCCGACGGGCGATCGCTCCTCGTGCTGGTCGTGGATATGGACCATGTCACAGATCAGAAGGGGCCCGAGACAGCCCGCGAAGAACCGCCACCAGCGCGAGGTGCTCGCGGCGCCGCACGCCGAGCTTGACCCTGATGTGGTAGAGGTGGAACCTGACGGTGCCGACGGTTCGGCTGCACGCCCTGGCGATCTCACGGTCTGACTTGCACAACCCGACAAGCCGGAGTACATCGCGCTCGCATCGCGTCAGAGCGCTCATCTCCGACAAGGTGGGGAGCCTTGGGGGCGTTGGCTCCATCACCATTTAGGCCACCCGATGACCTTTCTTGCGGGCCTTCGCCGGCGGGGGTGGCGGCTCGGCCTTTCGCTTGGGCTCCTTGCGCCGGGCCGGACGCTGGGCACGATCATCGCCAACGGGGGCCGCGACCTCGGGCGGCTGCATCACCGCGAGCGGGCGGAGCACCATGCGGCCGTTCTCCCGCACCAGCTCGCAGGGGGTTGACCCGTTCATCACGACATCGCCCTCGCGCATCGCCGCGGTCGCAGGCTGGGCCTGGGTGAGCCCGAGCCCGGCGGTGTCCTCCTGGCTGGGCATCTGCGTGAGGAGCACCTTCTTGATGGCCGGCTCGGACACCTTCTTGCCGGCGGCCTTGTCGTTGCGGTACTTCTCGTGGAGCGCCTCGTACCTCTCGTTGTGCCGCCGCTCGGCGTCGTTGATCGCGGCGAACAGGGGAACCGGATCGCGGAAGCATGTTTCGGGCAGCCGATGCCGCTCGGAGTGCGGCTTGCCGGGCTCGAACAGGAGGAGTGTGGGGCTGTCGTTCTCTCGCAGCTCCGTCGCCGCGTCGAACGCCTGGAAACCGTGCTTGGTGTAAATGGCGTCGATCATCTCGCGCCACCGCACCATGCGGTCGTTGGTCTTCCGGCCCACCTCGTAGTGGTGCAGGAGCACCATCGCCTTTTCCCATGTCAGGTCGGAGGGGTAGGTCAGAACGGCGTCGGGGTCGTACCAGGACATCGTGGGGGGCCTCCAGGCTGTGCGGATCAGATTCGCCGGTGCATGGGCAGGATCGCGTCGGCGCTCCCGCCGGTTGAACTCAACTCCAGAACGTACCCGCGCTTGCCGCGGAAATCCACACTCAGAACAGCCGCGGCGTCATCGGCAACGCTCCCCACCACCTGCGCGCCGCCGTATGTGCGGTCGGGCGAGAACGCGATGGTGTCGGCCCACTTCGAGGTGCCGGTGGCGTTGAGCATCTTCGAGCCCGTGGCGAGCGCGGTGTTGCCGCTGGTGATCGTCAGGTCGCCGGCGTACTCGCCGAGCAGTTCCGTGACGTCGTTGGATACCCCGGCCTCGTCGAGCAGCCACAGGCGACCCACAACCACCATGTTGTTCGGGTCGCTGGAGTCGTTCACCGCGAACCGGAACTCCAGCCGGTTGCATGGCTCGATGTTCGTCACCACATACCGACCGTTGGTAGCGGCGGACGCGCCGGACGGTGCCGCCGTCTGGTGGATGTACGACGACGCGGCGCTCAGGGCGCCGCTGTTGGTCGTCCACGTCCCGTTCTGGTTGCTTTCGTCGATCGAGCATGGCGCCCAGCGGTCCTGAACCGTGACCACGGCTGTCTTGTTGAGCGCACACGGGTGTGTGAGGATGGGTGCCACGGCGACGCTCCTGGCGCCCGGGCAACCGGGCAACTATACCCGGCTCACCGGCGATAGATGCGGTTCGGTGCGGGCCTGACCGCTGCGGCGGCGCCGAGCGCCGATCGCGTGAACCTGGCCCACTCCTCCTGCTGGCCGGACGAGCACAGATGCACGAAGTCGTTTGGCGCCCCGGCCCCCACGTTGCCCTGGCGTCCAGCCTCCGGGAAGATCGGCTGCCATGAGTCCACCGGGGCCGCGCTGACCGGCGCCCCGATCGTCAGGTCGCCACCAGGGCCATGGCGCGTCGAGCTGATGACGCCGGCAGTCCCGATGGTCGTCGTTGCACCGGTCCACAGGAAATGCTGAAAGTGCCCGCGCCGCAGGTGCGAGACGTAGTGGACGTTCTGTGTGATCGTCACCGGACCGGCGGCGTTGACCAGCGTTGAGAAGTCGTCCAGGAAGATCGTTTCGCTCAGGTACGCGGCCGTCAGGCTGCCCGAGTAGCGGACGCTCGACAGCAGCCCGTTGTAGAACAGGATCGGGTAGCCCTCGTCGATCAACTCCTTGATCGCACCCGCCATCTTGCCGTACTCGACGATGTAGGTGGCGTAGTTCGACGTCGCCGAGTCGCCCCGCCACGGCTCGCCCTTGATGATCGTGGGGTGCCAACCCCCGCTCTCGCCCCAGTACCAGTCGAAGAACAGCCGTATCTCCGCCTTGTATTCCTCCGCCGACCGGGGGGAAGCACCGAAGATGTCGTTGGTGCCAAGGCCGAAGATCGACAGGTCCGGCTTTTCATCCCGCGCCACGGAGAACAGTTTGCGGAAGAACGGGCCGCTGTTGGCGTGGTCGGTGTACCAGGACGACGACGCGATGATCCGGTAGCCGCCCTCGGAGAACACATGCACGAACCAGCCCGGCTCGGTGCGGTGGTACACCCGGAAGGCGCCGATGCGGACCTTGCCCGCCTGCCCGCCCGTTGCCCGCGCCCCGATGTAGTTCTCGGCACCGAACGGGAAGGGACCGACCGTGTGGACAGCCGCGGGGTCGTCCACGCCGACCGTCGTGAGGTCCAGGGCGGTCGAGGTGTTGCTGAACGTGAGCGTGCCAGCGGGCGACCCGCCGCCGAAGTAGATCGCGGGCTGCGACCCCTTCCACGCATTCACCGTGATCTCATCGCCGGCGGTCCCGCCGTGGACATTCGCGTCGTTGCACCCCACGGCGAGCACGTCCATGTACCAGTTCGTGTCGTCCTTCGTGAGCAGGCTGGTCTGCCCCTGGCAGATCATGTCGATGTTGTGCTCGACGCGGAGCGAGTCCGGCATCATGCACACGCCGAGGCCAGCGTCCGCGCTGCCGAAATCTCCTGGGTACGGCGCCGCGGGGCTGATCGGCCCTGCGAACCCCGGCGGGAACTTGCTCTGGTCGATCGTCCCGACGTTGCTCGGGCTTCTCGCCGTGTGCGACGCCGGGAAATAGCCCCCGGTCGATCCGCGGGCGCGAGCCGGCATCCACGGCGTCCCGGGGATCTTGGTCCCGCTCGCCTGGTTCAGCATCATCATCAGGGCGCACGGTCCGCCGCCGTATGAGCCGCCGATCGTCCCCTGGCTGTCGTCGATCAGGGCGACATGCACCTGGCCGGATGCGGCCCGGAGAAACAGGGCACCGATCACCGCCCATCGCTGGTCGCCACGCGGGGGGTAGACGTCTCCGACATCGTTGTAGGTCAGCATGGCGGCGCCCCTTGGCGCCCGTGCAACCGGCGAACATTAGCCTTGCTCCGACCACCGCGCGGCCAGATGTGGGACCGCACGCCTCGCGCACCCCCGCCTCGCCGCCATTGCGACGCGCCCGATGTGCAGATAGAACTGCCCGACTTCCCCTCGCCGTTTGGGAATACCTAACAGGATGGATGCCTGGTCTAAGTCTTTCGTGGGCGTGGGGCTTTGTCCAGCCCATACCCGGCCAGCTCTCTTGCCGTCGGTCGCCTCGCCTGGTCAGCGCAGATGTGGCGGTAGCGGTCCCTCCGGTTTGGCTCGCTGATCGGCAGGACCAGCAGAGAGTCCACGAGCCCACGCCTGGACTCCATGACCCAGCCCGCGAAGTGCTCTGACTCGTCCATACCACGGTCTACCACCACCGGGGAACCCCTCCCGATGTTGCGTGAGCCCTCCTGCATCTCCCGGAACGCTGCCACCTGCGCCTCCCGGTTCGCGTCCACCCCTTTGAGCATCTCGCCTCTGTATCCCATGTTCTCGCGTCCTGTGCGTTTGGTCCCCGCGCCGCCGTGCGCCTGGTGCGGGCCTCCTGCCGTGTGTCCCGCCTGTCCCGCGTGTCCCGCTCCGTGGGACACCTGCGTTCTTCCCTTAGTGTCACCTGTCTGTCACCCACGCTCGGCTCCTCGGGTGCGTGCGCGGAGGTTCTTCACAAGTGCCGATTTCACTTGTGATTGCGCTTTGGTTGCGGTTTAGGACGCGGGGCCATCCCCATCGCGGGGCGTGCGTCCTCGCTCACCATTGCCTCCCATGAGTCCGGCGTCCACTTCCCCGCGGGCACGCTGCCGGCCGCCAGCTCTGCCGCAAGCCTGCGGACCTCGGAATGGAGGGTGGAGACGTCCACGACAGCCGCCGCCAGTTTGTCCTCGAGCGCCTTCAACTCCCGCTTGTAGTCGTCGTAGGCGTACCCGCCCCACGGGTGGGGGCTCCCGTCGCCTACCCCCCACTTGTCCTTGAGGCGCCTGCCCCAAGCCTCCTGGAGCCTGACGATCAGGTTGCCGTACCCCCACTCGTCGCCGATGGCGACGGCTCGGGCGATGGCCGCCTCCTCGCCCGGGAGCACGACCACGCCCGGAAACGTCACTTTGGGATCACCCATTGGCCACCTCGCACCCGAGTGTCAGGCCGGTGTCCGCCGCGAGCTTCTTCACGGCGTCAACCCCGGCCGTCGCGGTGTCCGCCTTGTCGGCCTTGTGCCAGGAGACGAGGCGGCACGGCAGGGGGTGGTTACGGACAGAAGCGGCCTGCATGCTCGCGTTCGTGTCCGTCGGAGCGATGAACACGACGAGGGGCGTGGACTTCGTGATGCGGCCCGACGCCGCGTGGCGATCGAGTGCGGCTTCGATGAGCCAGGGTTGGTTCCACCCGTAGAAGGACTGGCACGGCGGCACTCCGCGGAGATGTCCCGTGGACGTGCGGTGCCACCTATACCACGTGACAGACTGAATGCCGTGGACGTTGTCTGGGTTATTCAGCCACGCCGCGAGTACCTGGGCCGAGCCGTAGGGGATCACGCGGGGAACGCCCATGACCCAGCCGATTTGCCACAGCACACGCGCGATCGCCAGCCCGCGCGAGCGGATGCTGTCGGAGTTGTGCATCATGTTCGTGTCGTGGGGCACGGGTACCATCCGCTCGCCCTCGATCGAGACGCCCGAGAGCGGTGCCCCGTTGCGGAGGCCCTTGACGTAAAGCAGGCCCTTGTCGAACGTGCGGAGCGCGGTGGCCCAGGCGTCGATGCGGGCGTTGCGGCCCTTGGGGTCGTGGAGGACGGTCAGCAGGTCGTGCCCGGGCGGGCTCAGGTCTTGGAGGTTGAGGTGGACCCACGGCGAGTGGTTCGCGCCGTGCGCGCCGACGTGGGCGATGTGGATGGTTGAGTCAACGATCATGTGCGGTCTCCTTCGTTGGCGCTTGCGAACAGGCAGCCGTCGTCGTTTGCGGCGGCACACGCGGGGCTCATCCACAGCCGCTCGCGGTGCGCGTTGGGGTTCTCGTCGGCCTGGTTGCCGTACCCGCCTTTGGCCTTCCACGCCACCACGCGCCAGTCCGGCGGCATGGGGTGTTCCCCCTCGTACCCGGCGAGAATGATCCGCATGTCCTTGCGCTTGCCGGCCTCGACGGCCCACTCGCGGACGCGGTGCGCGACCGACCCGCAATCGACCGCGTAGCAGTTCATGTCGCGCCCCGCCCCGGCGGAGTACGGCGGGTCGAGAAATACGCCGGTCGTGCCGTGCTTGTGTGTCACGGACGGCCCGCAGACGCGGGACCAGTCGCCGCACGCGACCCGGACGTGCCGCAGGCGGTCGCGGTACGCGGCGAGCATGGCTTTGAGGTACGCCCTCCTGCCGTCGCACCCGGACACGTGCGGGAGTTGGCGGTTCACGCCCGTACCCGCGGTGCCCATGTGCGGGCGTTGGCGCTTCACGCCACTACCCGCGTCGCCCAGCACCATCACGCCGTCAACCGACACCCACGGGCCTTTCTCGCTGCACCAGCCGCCACCGATCCAGCAGCACGCGCCATACACCCACCACCCCGCCGCCTTCGCGTCGTAAAAGTCCGGGTCGCCCATGAGCCGCTCGGTGATGCGGTCACGCTGGCCGTTCAGCCACAGGTGCCGCGCGTGCAGGTCGCACTCGTTCACCGGGTTGTCCGCGTGTTCCGCCACCGCGTCCGGGTCGCGCTGGGTCGCGCGCCAAAAGTTTGCGAGCAGCCCGTCCGCGTCGTTGACCGTCTCCACGCCGCGAACCCCGGGGCGGCGGAACAGGACCGCCCCGGTCCCAAAGAAGGGCTCGACGTAGTTCTCCACGTCACCGAACGCCGACCAGACGATCGGGGCAACCATCGACTTGCCGCCGAAGTACGGGAACGGGGGGCCGAAGTCGGCGGGCTGTGCGGGCTGGTCGCTCATGGGGTCTCCTAAACGGGCCGCCGCCCTTTCGAGCGCCGGGCCGTGAGTCGTGCGGACGATTGGATGCCCTACATGGCCCACCTCCTGCCCATCGCAAGGGCCAACGCGAGGAGGACAGCCGCGCCGGGCGACGGCAGGGTGTACCCCTCCACCGGGATCGAGCCGCCATCGCTCGCCACCCGGAACGACGACACCATCGGAAGATCTACCGTGCGGGACGCCAGCGGGCCGTCAGAGCCAGCCAGGGCGAGCCGGAACACCTCACCGCTGCTGCCGAGCCTCCCCGTGACCTCGAACGCGGGAGACGGGCTCGTGGTCGCGGGAAACGCCAACGTGAGCATCGACGGCTCGTACAGCACCACCGCCAGCACGCTCGACCCGTCCCCGGCGGGGGAGGCGAACAGCACATTCCCACCCGACCACGGCCCGAACGACGGCCCGACGAACACGCCGGGGGAGCCCTCTGGCCAGCCGATCGCCATGACGCCGCGGGCCGCGAACTCGCCGGACAGCACCCACGAACTCACGGGGCCGCTCGAAACATCGACGCTCTCGAAGTCCCAACTAGTGATCGGCATGGTCGGTCCTCACTTTCGGTTGCGCCTGCGCGACTTCTTCTGCGACTGCTTGGCGCGGCGACGGGCGACGCCATTGCGGATCGACTCGACGGACGGGCGGCATCCATAGCCGCGACGCGGGCCGTCTGATGGGACGGGAACTCCGAGGGCCGCCGCGGCAAGGATGAGGCTGGACATGGCTTGCTTGTTCATGGGCTTCCTTTCAATGGTCCGGGCGGGAGTCGAACCCGCCTTGCGCTGGCTTCTCGGTCACTCCCCACGCTCCTTCCTCGCCGCGTCGTCGATCATGCAGCACGCCACCGCGAGACGGAAGCGGGCGAGAAGTTCGTTGTCGCAATCGAACGCCGGAACTACGCATACGCGGCCAAGCGTGTCGGCCCTTACCGTAAAGGTTTCTTTGTAGAACTCGACACACCAGAACCACCCACTCGGCATCGCTTCGGCAGCGGCGTCGAGGGTTTCGGGGATGGGGCTCTCGTAGTAGTCGAGCGCGGTTGGCACGCCCGGAATGTGCCAGAACCACCGGCCACTGTTGCCGTCTGTGATCTTTGCCCATCCGGCGCGCTTTATCAGCCAGTCTCGGCACTCGTCGATGGTTGCGGTCGTGGGGTCGATGGTCATGGCGTGGGCTCCTGCTTGGTGAGGTCGATGAGTTCGAGGTCGTTGGGCGACCATCCGCCAGCGTTCGCACCTCGTCGGATATAGGCATCGGCGATGTCTTGGTAAAGGAACCCCGCGACCAGCGTGCCAGACACCTTGTGGCGGACGCCCCAGCGGAAGTGCGGGCCGGGATCGACGGCCTTGCGGGGTGGGCGAGGGGTTGACTTCTTCTTCACGGTGCCTCCTTCGCGGCCCACGCCGCGAGTACGCCTACCACCACCCCGCCCGCGAACACGACGAAGTACGTCATCCCGCCACCAGCCGCCGCATGGCATCGCGTGCCAGTTTCGTTCGCAGCGACCGAACGGCGTCGTACACCGTCGCCAGCGGCATCCCCGCCCGCGTGGCGATGCTCACTGGGTCCGACGCCCCGGCGTGCGCGATCGTCGCCAGCGCCGCCCACTCCGAGTATTGAAGGTGCCGCAGCATGCCGCCCTTGACCATCGCGGCGAACGCATCCGGTGTGACCTCGTAGGGGTTCATGCCAACATCCTCCACTTGCTCTCCAACTCTCCACGCTTCACTTCGCGCAGCCCGTACTCCGCAAGCAGCACCGCGTCCGCCACGTCGCCCGCGTTCGACTTCGCGCCGAACTCTTCCGGGCTCCGCAGGTACATCGCCGCCGCGAGCTTGACCCGCTCCGTCTTGTACTTGTCCTCCCTGGTCCGCCTTGCCAGCGGTGGCAGGCTCCTCGTCCATACATCGGGCGGATAGGCCAGCACCCTCGGGGGTGTGATCCGCTCGCATGTCTGGAGGTTCGCCGGGCACGCCGCGGCAGAGATCACGGCGCCTACCGCGGCCCCGTAGATCGGCTGGCCCACACGCTGCATCCCACGGGCCTGCGACGGGGCGTGGGTTGACGGCAGCTCCACCACCACCACCGACGGCGTGAACTCGTCCAGCAGCGCCCGGCACTGCATGAACAGGCTGGTGAGGCGGGCGGCGTAGTCCTTGGTGCTGCCGTCTGGCGTGATGGTCATCGCCTGGATGAGCGTCCCCGACTCGCGGTAGTTGTCGAACTTTGGCGCGTTGGCACGCTCCCCGTCGCGGATCACCGCAACGCCCGTGCAGCTCATGCTGGGGTCAAACGCCATGAGGATCACGCCTTCACCTCCCGCGGCTTGAGCCGCACCTCGAACGTCGCCCGGCCCGGTGAGTCGATCCCGCCGCGGGACTCCAGCACGCCGCTTGCGATCAGGCTCTTGACGTGCGCGATGAGCACGATGCCGTACGCATCGACTCGCTGCCCCCACGCGGTCGCGCGAAGGGCCCGCAGGCTCGCCCACCCGCCATCGGAGAGTGCTTCGAGAATGGCCCGCTCGGTGCAGGGTGGCGACTTCACGCGGAACTGCATCATGGCGTCTTGCCCCCCTTGACCACGAGCCGGCACGCCTTCTCGGGGTTCGCCTCGTTCCACGCTTCCACCCGACGGCGGGCTGTGTCCATCGCCCCCTTGCCGTCGCGCACGTCGATCAGGACCGCATTCCGCCCGTGCATCACCGCGACCTTCGCCGTTGTACCGCTCCCGCCGAACGGGTCCAAAACCACGCCACCGGGCGGGCAGAACGACCGGATGAACCGCTCGGCCAACGCCTCTGGGTAGGGGGCTTCGTTCTCATGGCAGTATCGGTCGCCCATTGAGCCGCCGCCGACCGAGCATCGGATCACGTTACCCGGGTTTGCGATCTTCGGGAATGGCTTGGTGTGGTTGGGCAGTTGCTCGCCCGTGGAGCTGATCCCGGCCGCGACTCGCATGGTCGGCGCCTTCCATCCATCGCCGGCGATTGAGCCTTTGAGGTTTTGGCCCGTTCCAAGCCGTGCCCCGACATGACCCTTGCCGTTGAAGTACGGCTTCTTCTTCTCGCCGTTGGCCCGACGGCCGACGCTGGACTGCTGGCTGCCGAACGGGTTGAGGACCGCCGTCTCGTGGCTCGGCCGCTCCGGGTTCTCCTGCTTGCCGTCCGGGCTCTTGTTCCCCATGCCCTTCGCCGATCCCACTCGTCCCCTCTGGTTGACGCGAGCCCCGTTGCCGAGCCGGTTGCTCATCTCCCCGCCCGGACCCCACTTCGGAGGGTGCCCGCAGGCCGTGTTGTCCGACCACGCGAGTTTGCCTTTGTGGGCTGTAGCCACGATGCAGAACTCGTAGTCGTTGCGGAAGTAGTCGGGACCGCCACTGCCGGGGATGCTAAAGCGGTAGTAGATCGGCGGCTTTCGCAGAATCGCCCCGCGACGCTTGATTTCTACCGCCAGTTCCATTGGCATCGCGGACCACTCTCTGCGTCGCGTCTGCCCTTCGACGACCCAGACGACCAACCCCCGCGACACGCGCAGGCATTCCATGAATCGGTCCGCCGCCCAGTGGACGTACTCGCGGCCACGCAACTTGAACCCGATGCCGTACGTTCTCGCCGCCTCGTAGGGCGGCGACGTCATCACAAGGTCCACGCTGCCGGCGCGGAACCCCCGCATCACTTCGAGACAATCGCCTTGGTACATCGCCACCTTCATGCCTGCTCCCGTGTCCACAGTGAACCGACGGCCGCGATTCGCTTGCGGGCGATCTCGCAATACCCGGCGTCCTGCTCGATTCCGATGAAGCCCAACCCTTCGATTGACGCGCCGCGTCCTGTCGATCCTGAGCCCATGAATGGATCAAGGACGATTCCGCCTGGCGGCGTCACGAGTCGGCACAGATACCGCATCAGGTCCGTCGGCTTGACCGTCGGGTGGCTGTTACAGCGAGGAATATCCACCACCGGCCTTCCGGTCATTGGATTGATCTTGTGCCCGGCCGCACCAATCAACGCCACTTCCTTTGCGGTGCCGTGCAAGCCGTCGTCCCGGTCTTCCCGGTCCGCCTTAGGGACGTAGAAGAACCGCGCCGCAGACCCGGAATCGCCGTACGTCTCCATCGTGGTGTAGCCGCCGTCTGTGTTCTGCCCGAAGACGGTCCTGCCCGCCGTAGTATGCGTCGGGCGCATCTTGCCGCTTGATGTCAGAGGGAAATGATCGACGACCTCCGCGCTTCCGTCGTGGATCACGTTCGCGGGCCAGCGGCCATTGGGGCTTTGCTGGTATTCACCAATGTCCCCTTGGTTGGCCTTGTGTCCACTTGCGTATCGGCCGCCGCGAATGTCATTTCTTACTGTGCTTCCTTGCAGCGACTCGCATGTCGAAATCCGGCACCCGTCGATGTTCAACGCCCCGACACCATGCTCCTGCATGTTCTCCGCGACGGTGCCAATCAGCGGTTTGCGGGCCACCACGATCGGCTCCATCGCAGGCTTCAGTGCCGTGCCCCATCCGCCCCACTGGCCTTCAAGGTTGAGCGACTTCGGGAATCCGGACCCGTACAGCCATGCGATGCAGTCCCGAACCTCCCACCCCGCGTCCTCGATCGCGCAGGCCAGGCGGTGATACGTCCGCGTGCCACCGAACGCGAGTAGGTGCGCCCCGGGCTTGGCCACCCGCAGCACTTCGGCCCACAACTCCGGGTCGTGGGCGATGTCGCCGCCATCCCACGCCTTGCCCATGAACCCCGTGCCGATCCGGGCTCGGCCAGCGGGGGAGCTGGTGTTGAGGCTCTTGGCGCCCGAGCCCCCAGCCTTGTTCGATGTCAGGTGGTACGGAGGGTCCGTCACCACGGCGTCGATGCTGCTGTCGGCGAGTGTCTTTAGCACTTCGCGGCAGTCTCCGTGATGTACGGTCCATCCGACCATGCCCGCTCCTTGTCCGAAATGCCCCGCGCCGACCGTCGCCGGCGTGGGACAGGGGGCCTACTCGTCGTCCTCGTCGTCGCCCAGCGGGTCCACGCCGCCACGCTGCGCCTTCTCGAGCGCGGCGTTCACCGCCGCGATGTCGGCGATCGTCAACCCTTCGATGCGCTCCAGGGGGCCGTCGTGCTTGGACAGTTCTCCGAACGTCGTAATCTCCACCGCCTTCAGCGCCGCGAGCACGCGGTCCTCCAGGCCAGACGCCGCCTCGATGAGCTGCTCCTTCCAGGCGTTCTTGCTCGGCTTGAACAGCAGGTCGGCCTCGGTCGGCTTGGTCCTCGCGCCCTCGAACAGCTCGCCCTGGTCGGCCTCGGCGATCGACGTCGTGATCTTGTCGCCGTACCACCGCACCTGCGCCCTCACCTTGGACAAGTCGGCCACGATGTCGTAGTGCTCGATCTTGAGGTCGGCGAGCTTCTTGGGCTGGTTCGCCTCCATCGCCGCCTCAATGTCCTTCTCGCACCGCTTCCTGTCGTTGACCAGCGTGGTGAGTTGTTGCGTGTTGCGCTCGTAGCCAACGCGCAGCTTGCGGAGGTACTGACACACCGACGGTGCCCAACTGCCGTCCGCGGGCATCTCCGGGCCCTTCCTCGGCGGCCCACTGATGATCCTCTTCGTCCCGCCCTTCTTCTTCGTTGCCGTTGCCATGCTTAGTTGCTCCTGGCCCCGCTGGGCCTAGCGATCACGCGGCATAGGTCCACCACACGGCGGCACTGCTCCGCGTTGAACTTCCCGATGTGACACGCCACCATCTCCATCCCCATTTCCTTCGCCAGCCACGCATACCCGCGATTCCTTGCGAGGCACGGGTTGATGCCGTCCCGCCTAGCGACAGCCTGCCAGAGCGGGTCGAATGCTGCATGGGCCTCGATCTTGGCCTTTCGCAGCTCCGCGTTCGCCAAACGTCCGAGCGGGATGGCCCGCTTGCTGTTCTTGTGGCATCCGACCCATGCCCCGCACGGGCGGCACAGCCACACGCGCCCGCCGTAGGACTGCTGGTAGACCTGGGTGTCGTCCACCAGCTCCGCGGGCTTTCCGCAGTAGTCGCACCGGACATGAATCGCCCCGGACGCGCTCATGCGGACGCCCCCGTCTTCTTCTTCCACACCGCCCTCGGGTTCCCGTGGCACTGCGGCTGCGCCGACGCCCGCCACTCCCCGGTTGATTCGATCACCCCGCGCCGCACCGCCCACTTCATCGCCGCACCGATCGCCCTGCCCTCGCGCGGCGGCGCGACCTTCCGCTCGGCGAGCAACGCCTGAACGTCGTCCACCGTGAACTCGGGCAGCCTGTCCGCGCAGTCGCGTATCGCCTGCTGCGCCGCTTCCAGGTACCGCACCTCGGCGTTCTGCTCGACGGCCGCGATCGCGGCGTCGCGCTCCGCCTTCGCGCGGGCGGCGTCCAGCACCCGCTGGCGGTTGTCGATCACGGCGGCAACCTCGGGTCGAACGTCGCGGGCCATTTCTCGGAAGGCGAACCCCTTGCGGTTGGGCTGGGCGAACAGGGGCGCGTCGGGGTCGTTGCGGTGCTTCACGGGAGCCTCCTGAACTCGATGACCCACACCCACGGGTTCGCGTCCCACGATCCCTTGCCGTTGATGCTGTCCCAGAGCGTCGCGTACCCGATCTTGTTGAGGCGCGGCCGATGGTGGTCCTGCAAGTCGCCGATGCCTCCGGCAAACTGGGCTGCGATGGCCGCGTCCATGCCGGTGGCCGCAAAGTGCGGCACACTTTCGGCGCTGTCGTCTTCAAGAAACAACTCGCGGTCGATTCCGTATTCGGTCAGGGATACTTGGAGCGGCACGTAGCACTCTTCGCAGTATGCTGGCCCGTCCGTTTCTGGGCAGTGCTCGGCGACGATGCAAGATCCCTTGCGTTTCTTCGCCTCCTTCTCGCAGCATCGCAGGCAGTGGTGGCCGTCGAACTCCGATCCGTTTGCGTACCGCACGTAGTATGAGTCTTCCGGCTCCACCCCCGCCGCCTTCGCAAGAATGTCGGCGCACAAATCCGTGGTCATGCCTTCCGCCGCACAATCCGCCTCGCTGATGTCCTGCAACCGCTCGACGCGAACGCCGGTTACTTCGAGCGTGATGCGGGACATCTCTCGCCACATGAACATCGGTGAATGCCACGGCTCGGCATTGTCGCCAGACACATCG